GAAAAGACTCAGGTTGTAGGAGATTTATCCTTATAAAGGAAAGACCTCGATAACCTCTGCAGTAATGAAACCCGTGAGGGTTGCATTTCTGCAAAAGGCAACTCAGGATGTTTGGATCCATCCAAGAGAGCCAAAGGTATATCTTTAAGCCCCTCAAGGAAATACTCAGAATTAAATTTCCGAGTAAAACCTAGCTTAGAGAATACAGATTTAACCTTCTCGTCGAAGGTTTGAACTTCCTTTTCAATTTTATCAAAATCAATAAAATTGATAAGGTCGTTTGCATACATACCATAATCAGCATAAAGTTGATTATTAGTATGCTTGCTTAGACCCGTTAGGGAGTCCAAAACCCTCTCTTTGAAACAAAGCTCCAAACCGGCTTTAATCATCTTAAGAAGATTTGAACCTTCATAAGACCAATTTAAACCGTAAGGATGTACCAAATTAGAGACATGTGAAAATATGTCTAGAACTTGGTTTTGTTTCTTAGAAAGAAGGAATCTGATTCTAGGGCCTATCAACCTAGCAAGATCAAGAAAATTATCATCAGAAACACTTCTCCATTTTAATTGTGGATAAATGTGATCTGATGTAATTACTTTTCCAGCGAACTCAGCAAGTTCACTAGAAATTAAGGTCTTATCAGGTGAATAGGGGCATGCCGCTTCACTAAGGAATGATGTATATCTCTTGAATAAAACTTCATCAAGGATAATAACATCATCACCTAGGACAAAAAACTCACTATTGTACTTTCTGCCCAATAGGGTCTGAAGTACTAAACCATGAGTTAGTGTAAAAGTAAAGAATGAAGGATTAAAGCCCAAAGGCTGTCCTTTCTTCCAACTTATAACACCCAATTCTGATTTCCAATCTGCTCTAGAAACTTCTTTGAACAGACGGATATAAGGATTGTTTTTGCCATAGATTGTTTCCAAAACAATCTGTTGAAGCTCATACGGAAACATATCAGTAGCAGAACTAAGGTCTACAGAGTAAACCTTTTGTTTCTGACTTAATGCTTTTTGTATGAATGGCATTGCTTTAGCTTGGTCATGGGTACAATCCCATTCAAGCCCTTGGACAAGTTCAGATAGATCATCTTTAAGTGGTTGTGAAGCCACTTGAAATAATCTATAAGGAGAAGCAATACTCCTCAACTTGTAACCAGGTTCCTGAAGGAAATGAACCTCACCAGCTACTAAAGAACCATAATCAGCCACCATGGCATTTCGTTTATGGAAAAATCCAGAAACGTTAATACCATTAAAGACATATTTATATATGTCCCATAAGGTTTGAATATGATTCTGAGTCCAAAGGTTATCTGTGAGAAAAACTTCCCATAGTAAACCTTCAGATTGAGTAACTGGACCTTGATTTAATGTGGGTGCTCTTTTTGAAGAACTACCCCGCCAATAAAGCAAGGATTGAGGCTTTCCATGAATGGTCCGTCCACGGACATAACTTTTAACCGTTCTAACCAAAGAACGAGTAAAAGAATCCGGTAAAAATACCGGAGTAGCATTGACAGCTTGCAAGAACTTAATCTTTTGGATTTTTGTTAATTTAACAGAAACCCAATGAGTATAAGCCATGAATGCGTTAAGGATTTTAATAAAATTCTTATCGGATTTCATTGCAAATCTCAACATGCTGCCAACTACGCCTCGAATCTGTCCTTTTCTGTTCTTTGCTAAAGGAACAGTAAGTAAAGATCCTGAGCGCATTTGGATGAGTGTAAGTTTCAAAGATTTACATCTAGAAACTGTCCAC